GTGGGCTATTCTGTACCTCAATATTTGTATCTCCTATCCCGGGCGCACCGGTCAGACCGGACAATAGAATTGTACCGTAAGACCCTGAAATATTATGCGGCGTTCCTGCAGGTCGATATGGGGGATCTGCACCTGCACCTGACTGTGGGAAACCTCACGGATTACGCGGGGCACCTGGACCGGCTCTCGCCACGTGGCCGGGCCCTGTCGCTCTCTATCCTGCACCGGTACTACCGGCTGAACGAGGTCCGGATCCCTGAACTCGAAGCCAACGTGATCAAGCAGCGGGCGGTCCGGGAACAGAACGACAAACCCCTGACGCTCGACACGCTCATACGGATGATGGACCTTGCCAATATCCGGGAGAAGGCGATGATCTCAATGCTGGTATCAACGGGTATGCGGGCGGGGGAACTGGCGCAACTCACCCTCGAAGATATCAGCGGGGATACCGTCACGATCCCGGGCGCGGTCACCAAGGGCAAGCACGGGCGCACGGTCTGGCTCAATGCAGAGGCCCGGGAATATCTGGACGTGTGGCTGAAAGGGCGGGACGGGTATAAGGCCGGGGCGACCTCCCGGCACTTCTCACCGGAGGATATGGCGGCGGACGAACGGCTGTTCTGCGCTTCGTATTCCAGCATCAAGCGCGCATGGGTCAAACTCTATGACCGTGTGGACGGCGAGCGGGGGAAGTATCGCGCCAAATGCACTCTCCACAGTACCCGGAAATATTTCCGGACCAACGCCGTCAAGAAGATGAGCCTCGATCTGGTGGAGACGATCATGGGGCACCGGGGATATTTGACAGAACAATACGTGCGTATCCCGGCAGCCGAGGCCCGGGAAGAGTATCATACCGGGGAATACGTGCTCTACATTACCCGCGCAGATACCCGGCAGACTGATAGCGAACTGAAACGGCTGGAAGAGGATATGCACCTCATGAAGCTGGCGGTTGCCCGGTTGCAGGAAAGGGAAAGTTCACAAATGTGAAATTTATAATTCTCCCCACCAATGAACATTAACCGCCGCGATTAACCGTTTTCGCACATTCACGCCGCGCCAACAGCAAAGATTAAAGGGGGGGGGAAGAAACTCCCTATAATATACGGGGCGCAAAATTGAACATAACACCATTACTAAAAGAGGTTTTACGTGAGGAGCAGATCCGGTTATTGTTCATCGAGGATATTATTCTCGAAAAACAAATTGAAGCCCGATACCCTTCAGTATCTCGGCCCGTAATGTCGGATCTTCAACCAACACCTGCCGAATCTGATCTTTGATATTGGCAGGCTCTCCCTTTTTCACCGCATCCACGTACTTCGCAACCGCTTCCCGTAGCACGCCAGAAACCGAACTTTCTCCACGGGACCGGGCGATCTCGTCCATACTCTTGTGCAGATCCGCATCAAGGTAAAAGCTTACCTTCTTCATCCCCGCTCTATCTTCCACCATCTGACATTCCACCACTAGGTTGTATTTACACATTGAATGTACGTCAGACATAATAATACCTATGTTGATATATTATTTATATGATTAAATCAGACAAAATCAGATAAATTTAAGTAGTTGGGTGTCTATTATCTGATTGGGTCAGATTATGTCCGATAAAAAACCCAAGGTGTTCTCACCTAAAAGACACGTTCGCATCGACAAGATGGGGGGCGTGGTCGGGGAATGTCTCCGGGACGAGGTGATATTCCTCGTCGATGAACTGAACTACACGGGAACAAAGCTGCTCGAACTGGGTATACAGACGGCCTGCGCGAAGCACAGCCTGATCAATGGGGGTATGAAGACCCTTGCCCGCGTCGAGACCATCGTGAGCGGTGCATCATGACCGCAACCGCGCAGCCTATCCGCCGGACCCGGGCATACCTCACCGGAGCCCTCGGCCTGTCACCGGCGGTAATTGAACGGATGGAACAGGCCGGCGATGTTGAGATTATTGATGAGAAAAATGGTGGTCGGAATGGAAGCAATAACCAAAAAAACTAACGGCAGTATTCCCCTCGCTGGAAACGCGGGAACACCTGCCAATGATCAGGTATCGCAGCGTGATCAGTATAATCTTTCGCTGAACTTCATCGGCACGGATCCGGATGGCCGGTACGTGTTCCGGTACAAAGCCGCCCCGCTCAACACCATTGTCGGGGATCGTGAGGATTTCCGCGAGTGGATGGCAGCGCACGAACGCCAGCGGGCCCGGACGATCCAGCCGGTGATTGATGCCGGGCTCTGTACTGCCTGCCACGCGGTACGCATTTGCGCGGCGATTGTGCCGGACGGGAAGTGGAACCCCTACGGCGGGAAAGGCGTTAAGCCGTGCCCGGGGGTGCTGAAATGATATCTCCAACCTCGTTTTTATGGGGCGTTGTTGCGTACCTCGCTTTCTGTGGGATTGCGTATATCTTATTGGCAATTAACCGTAGCGAGAAAACGGTGAGATCTCATTATGGTGCTATTGAGGGCTTTGCTGGTCTGATATTCCTCGGTGTTGCCGTTCTGATGGTGGTGCTCTCATGAACCCCCCCACCATCAGCGTGTCAGAGTACGACATGTACCGGACCCGCGAGAATGAGACCGGTAGTATCTGTGATTGTTGCACCGAAGATTCCGGCGAGTGCCAGCGGTCCCCGGCATACTGTGAAGAATGCGCCCGGGAAGATTGGGGCGAACGCCAATTCGAGGCCCGGAGGGATGAGTCATGACCCTGACCGGAACCCTGACGGATTACGAGGGCGACGTTGCCCGCGTCAATGACAAGCCCCTGAAAATGCTCCCGGCGGCTGCCAAGTGGTGCCGTGAACGGCTGAAAAAGGGGATGGTGGTCGATTACGATCTGGTAGATTCCGGCGAGAGGAAAGGCTGGATCGCCAAGATGTGGGAAAGGAAACCCGGCGCGGTAATTGATATCGCCGGCGATGCGGTTGAGAAAGCCAAGGAGAAGATGGCAAAGGCGGGCTTTACGGTACCCGAGCAGGGCAATACTTCGGACTCTTGCACGTCCCCGAAGACACCTGCGAGCGAGTTCTGGGAAGTGCTCGGCGTTGTCGAAACCATTGACACCGCGAACCGTAAAGCCACGGTATCGGACGAGGACGGTATTATCCATCCCCTTGTCTGGGCGGCCGGATACCTTGATGAGAAGGTCGCCAAGCTGAAACCCGGGTACTATCGGAAGTTCTCCGGCGAGGCGGCCAAGCCCGATATCGTCACCGCAATCGGCTGGCTTGGGAAGGACGAGCCGGACTGGGTCAAGGCCCGGTATAAGGCGCTGCGTCCCTCCGGTGGCGGCGGTTGGAAAGGCGCACCCAAGAACGACAAAGCGATCCTTTTTCAGGTTCTCCTCAAAGGCGCGCTTGATCTCATGATCCGGGGTATGCCCGAAGGTCAGGGGGTTGATTTGAGAAAGGATCTTGGCACGTGTATCCAGATTGCCGAGGAGAAACTGCCGGATGCCCTGAAAGCCGCGGGGGTGCCGTGATGCCAGCCCGAACAATCCTCTGGTGTGACAGCCTGACTACCCAGAGTACCCGGAATGAAGGGGTGCAGTGAGATGACAACAGAACGCGGCCTTTTTAATTGTGAGATTATCGAACTCAAAAAACCGGTGGTGGGGTGTGTTGATATCACAATCCGGGTTCTCATCGGTGAGCCGAGGATGAAGGAACTACGTCTTGGACAGATGTGCTCATTAGAGTATGATCTCTCGGAGGTGCTCTGATGGACTGCCACGATTGCCAGCACCAACCAAAGTGCTTATGGCTTCTCTCTTTTTTGCACCGGTGGAACCTGAGACCGTGCGGGCAGGGCCGGTACATCAAGGGCCGGGGACTCCGGCAGGCTACACTTACGGAAGCTGCGGAGGTGCCGGCGTGAGGAATATATCTTTTTCCGCAACCAAAGCGCAGTTTCTCGATGGTTCCAAGAACGTGACCCGGCGGCATTGGAAACGGCAATGGGTAAAACGTGGAGACGAACTCTGTGCCGTAGAAAAAGCACAGGGACTTAAGAAGGGGGAGAAAATCTGCCGGCTGGGGAAGATCGTCGTTTTTGAAGTGGGAACCGAACCCCTGCGACGCATTATTGACGAACCCAATCGCTATTACCACCCACTCCCCCCGCGACGTGAGGTTGCCCGGGAGGGTTTCCCAGACATGACTGAAGAAGGTTTCTGCGAGATGTTCTGCAGGTTGAATAAGGGGTGCACGCTCGACACGGAGATCACCCGTATTGTTTTCGGGAGGGTTGCATGACCCACTGCCCCGAATGGGAAGACCTGTTCAAGCGCCGGCCGGACGCCTGTGTTGAATCCGCAGATTACCGCCGGAAGGTTGAAAAGTGGCTCGCGACCCTTGAAGAGATCCGGAAACGCGGCGTCCAGGTCACAACCAAACAGTTCCCGGAAGGTGCTCATCGTGTCCTGTTATCGCTCAATGGCGATGATGGGATGCGGGAGAAGACGCTGAACTATATCTGTCACAAGCTGGAACGCGGGGAGAAGATTACCGCCCCGGACCTGAAGAAAAGTATCGCGGTCTGGGAAGGGAAAGCCGCCTCCACGTCGTGCCCCGTCGTGCGGAACAAGACAAATGTATTGTCGGTCACGCCTGACCCCGGCGAGAAATCCGATAAACCCGTGCCGCCCGCCGCCGTGACCGTGCCGATCCCGTCCGATCCGGCCAAGCCGGTACAGCCATCGCTCGGAGAATCCATCCGCCGGCAGGAGCTGCAGCAGGCCGGGCAGAACCAGCCGCAGGATCCCCCGTTCAAGACCGGCAACGAGATCGCCCAAGGGTTAACATACGTTCCCCCGCCACCGAAAGACCCGGCAGCGGACCCGGCCAAGATCCTGCGGGAGAAGCGGCTGGCACTGGCGGACGGGTTGATGGAAACCTATTCCGAGCGGTTCCAGATGGAGTGCCGGGACTGGTTACGCAGCAACAACAAAGGCGCTAAGACAAACGCGGACTTCTTCTATTTCGCAGGGGTGGAGCTGATTGAGAAGAAGCCGGGGAGGAAGCCATGACCGACCTCCGCCCGCCGCAACCGCAGTATTACACAATCACACGCAACGACTTGGAAGAGTTCTATGATAGCCTCGTCCATGTTTGCGGTAAAGAATATGCGGATAATATGTGGGACTGCATCGAAGCACGGAACAGCCACAGCACCCCCGCAGCCGCGCCGGTGCGTTGCTGTGAAACCTGCGAGAATGTGCCGTGTAAGGTACGTGATAAGGTGCCATGTGTCCACGCAAACCCATGCGAGGAAAACGGCTGTACTGATATTGAAAACTGTGATGAAATCTGTGACCACTCACGGATATATAGCCCGGTACAGATGGAGGCAGCAAAGCAAGAGGCAGCAGCCCAGGAGCGGGCGAAGGTGCTGGATGCAGCATTGCAAGCAGTCGATCAAGTTGCTGTAATCTATGGGATCAACAATCAGTTGCGAGAGCACTTGTCAAAATCAATAGAATCCCTCCGGCAGCAGGGAGGCGAGCCGGGGAAATGATTCTCTCTCTATCTCAAAACATTGTAGTACTGTACTACTGTAGTACTGTACTACAATCATTTCTAAGGAAAGGAAAGGAAAGGAAAGGAGCGGATTTCTTATGAGGCGGAAGTTCGCTCAATCCTTTGTTACATCTGTCCGGTGTGAGCGGAAGGTCGCCGAGCTTGCTGACGCCATGGATATCCCCCTTGGAGATGCCCTCACAAAAGGCGTCCTGTATACCGCCGAGTTCAAGCTGGAACACGAGCCGGACAAATACTCGTCAGCCACTCATGAACTGTTCTTAGCTCTCCAGAAGAAGAACCTGGACGAGCTCTCGGAATGGCTGGGCATCCAGAAGATCCACCAGAAACGGATCGCCGAGTTCGCGGAAGTCAAAGCCCGGGCAGAACAACCCCCGAAGATGATTCTGGTCTATGCCTCGGACATTGAGGAGACAATTGAGATCCCCGAGGACCAGTTCGATCCGCGGTATCATACGAGAAAGGTGGTGCGAGCGTGAAGGACGCAAAACTACGGCGGCAGCGGAACGAGAAGATCCGGGCCGAACTGTTCGAGGCGGTCAGGGCGATGAATCCCGGCACAAAACTGGTTACCGCTAAGCTGGCAGAAGAATACAGCCGGGGCCCCCGGTGCGTGTCGTCTTACACGATCTCAAACATGCTGAAAGAACTATCCCCGGAAGAGGTCCGGCCCGTGAAAGTGGGCGTGTGGGAACGGTGTGCGGCATGAGCAGCAAAACCAAAGCCAACCAGCGTATGCGTGAATGTATTTTCCGGGTCATTGACGCCCGGGAACCCGGCACCGTGATCACCGCCAATGAAATGGTGGGGATCCTGGAAGAGATCGACAGCCGGTTCTGGCCGACGCCGTTGCGGGTAACGAATTTAATGAGAATGAGCGACCGGCTGCAATACCGGCGGAATCTGGGCGGGTATCTGGTACTGGGGGTGCCGGAATGATCCCCGAGTACTGCCCCCAATGCAGCCGGGGAATGCAGCAGGAGTACCGGCAGGGGAATAACGGCATGGTACCGGTCCGGTTATGGTGTCCCTATTGCGGGTACTGGGAGGATGAATGACCTGCCGGCACCTGACCCGTCCGAACTGGCGGGAATACTGTACAACCTGCGGGATGTGGGCCGGTCTGCCCCCTCACTGCACGATCAACGAGACAGAACGGTATATTGAGAAAGAGCCGGTACTGACCCGGAAACCCCGGCGGGGTAACAAGGGGAAAGTCGCGGCCCGGCGGCAGCGGGAGATCAATACCATGGTCGAGAAAGGAAAAGCAAGTTCGTATGTATATTACCGGCCGGTAGCCGAGGCGCTGGCAGCGGCGGGGTTGACATGACTGACACACTCAACGAGATCCTGATCGAATGTGCGCAGTTACGGGGCTGTTATCCTCTGATGCACCGGACGCTCCGGGAGTTTGAATGGTTCTGCAGCACGTGTATTTTCGGGTGGACCCAGTACGACCAGTGTGAGATGGACGAGATCCTGCGGGAATGGCCTGATGGCTGGTCCCTCTGGTCAGATGCGCGGGACGAAAAAGAGGCGATAGCGAACCGGTGGCACAGGGCTTATCAGTATGGCGACGACGAACTCATACGGTTTGCCGAGGTGTTCCGGGAATATTGCCGGGAACAGTATGAGGGGAGGGACTGTTCATGAAATCCACGCAAATGCGTACCGGGGCGGTCACCTGCCCGCAGGAGATCCGCACCAAGAACCGCCGCATATCGAAGAAGAAACTCTATCGGTCAGTAGCATGGAAGAGGTCGCGGGACGCCTTTTGTGAGGGGAAGAAATGCGAATGGTGCGGGACCACTGAAAACCTGCTCCCCCACCATCCTTACAAAGATACCCCGGATGAGGCATACTCCGATCTTTACCTGTCGGAATGCGTGGTCCTTTGTAATACCTGTCACTTCCACCTTGAGAAACGGCACGAGAAACCCTGCCCGGAATGTGGGGGGTGGATGAAAGACGATCCGTTCCTGATCACCTGTCGGGCCTGTGATTTTAAGAAACACCCGGAGAAGAAAGCGGGGATTGAAGCGAGGAAAGCGGAAGACGAACGCCTATATCAGGAGAACAAGGATCGGGATAACAAACGCCGCCGGGATGCAAAAGCCAAACATCCGTGCGTATCGTTCCGGACCGGTGGAAAATGCGGCTTATCTACCATCGGGAGCCGGTGCACGTATGCGAGGACGAAAGCATTAACGGCATGCTCCGAGGCCGTGGCGAAGAAGGGGGGCCGGGCATGAGCCGCGTCCTCTTTGTCAATGTTGATAGTAACAAAATCCCCCCTCTCCCTTTACTAAAGCTCAGCACATGGCACAAAGCACGGGGGGATGTTGTCGGGTTTAATATCGAAAACCCCGATAAGGTTTACATCTCCTGTATTTTCACCAAGAACGCGGCACAAGCGCGGGGCATCTCCAAACTTTACCCCGATGCTGAAATTGATATTGGCGGTTCAGGCATCGATCTCACCAAACAACTACCGGCAGAGATTGAGAACCTGAAACCCGATTATGACCTTTATCCCTCAGAATATTCACAGGGATTCACAACTAGAGGGTGTGATCGTCGGTGCCCGTTCTGCATTGTATTTCAGAAAGAGGGGCACATTCATGTCCGCCAGCTCCCCGAAGAGTTTCACGACGACAGGTTCAACACCTGCATGATCATGGACAACAACCTTCTGCAAGCCCCGCGGTACTGGGTGCATAAAGTCCTTCGGTGGTTCCCGGAGAATGGTGTTAAGATGCTATCCCCACAGGGATGGGACGCCCGGCTTCTTACGGAAGAATATGCCGGGATGCTTAAAGACATCAAGCACCCAAAGGGGATACATTTTGCGTGGGACAACCTGAGGGATGAACCGGCGGTCGTTAACGCGATCAAGCTCCTGAAAGATGCCGGGTTCAACCTGAAACATGACGTTTCCTTCTACGTTCTTGCGGGCTTTGCGATGGTAGGAGGAAAGCCAATTCAAATCCCGCTCCAACCCTCGGATATCTACCGTTGCTATCGCCTGAAAGAGATGGGAGTCAACGCGTTTGTGATGCCCTATCACAAAAAGGACAAGGGCATAAATGCGCTGGCAAAATGGGCGAATCGTAGATGGGCCTATTGGTCCGGTCAATTCACATATGGTGATTACGTGATCGAAACCATCGCCCCAATGGAGTCGACATGATCGTCGTTGCAGGCGTAGCAGGCTGGTATTGCGCCCGGTGCCGGGTATTGTATGCGATCCGGCTCCCGGATGGCCGGTGCCCGGAGTGCGGGCAGCCCCTGGAGGCGAGGACGTGATCGAACTCACGCACCTGTCCCTGTTCAGCGGCATCGGCGGGATAGATTTAGCAGCGGAATGGGCCGGTTTCAGGACCATAGGCCAGGTGGAAAAGGCAGACTATCCCTTTCGCGGTGCTCTGCAAACACTGGCCGGACGTGCCAAAATGGAGGGATGTCTGTGAGTTGTCAGGCAAAGATATTATCCGGGCAATCGGACGACCAACCCTCATCAGCGGCGGGTTCCCCTGCCAAGATACGAGTTACGCGGGAATGCAAGCCGGCATCAGCGGCGAAAGATCAGGGCTTGTTTTCCATTTCCTGCGATTACTCGCAGATATCAGGCCTGGTTATGCATTATTTGAGAATGTCGGGGGATTCCGGACCAACGGTCTGCGTGAAGTCCTCGGAAGAATTGCCGAAATCGGGTATGATGCGGAATGGTACACTTTACGGGCTTCGGGATTTGGAGCACCCCATGAACGAGAAAGGACGTTTGTTGTGGCCCACGCCAAGCGGTACGAGCAACCATCACCAGAACCATGTTGCCGGTCGCCTGGACGAGTGGGGCGGTGCAAGCAACCCGTTCCGTGGGACAGATCTTGCCTCAGTGCGTTGTGCGAGTTTCGAGGAATGGATGATGGGACTGCCTACGGGGTGGACCGAACTGACACCATCCGAAACGCCGTCGTCCCGCAGCAAGTCTACCCGATCCTCAAAGCGATTGCAGACATTGAAAAAGGCGGTGGCGTGAGATGAATAGAAAACACCTATCCGACCTTGATAGGTTGGAGATCCTACGAGATTGTAAAAACGTTGCAGAAATGCGGAGAATGATGCGTGATCGGGCATCCCCTGTGATCCCCCTGGCAGCGCAGGAGGCCGGGGCCGGGAGCCTCCCATGATTACCGACCTTAAAGCCCCGTTCCCCTACTTCGGGGGAAAATCGACCGTGGCAGATGTAATCTGGGCAGCTCTCGGGCAGCCCAAACATTATATTGAACCATTCGCCGGCTCCTGCGCGATCCTGCTGAACCGCCCGGACTACAACCCGATCAAGCACATGGAAACGATCAACGATAAGGACGGATACGTTGCGAACGTATGGCGTTCCCTCCAGATGGAGCCGGACGCGGTAGCCAAGGTATGCGATTGGCCGGTCAATCATGCGGACCTGAACGCCCGCCGCCGGTATCTTCTGAAGAACGCGGAACTCCTGCAGAACCTCTGCGATGATCCCGAATGGCATGATGTAACAATGGCGGGATACTGGATATGGGCGGCGAGTTGCTGGATCGGTTCCGGTTTGACCCGCCCCGGTGCGATGCCGGATACGACCAACGCGAAAGGAGTACATAAGATCAGCACAGCAGGACAGAGGCCACACCTTGACCGGCCCAGCGAGGGAGGGAAAGGCGTACACCGAAAAGGCATCTCTGAGAAGCGCCCGCATCTCGCTCACGATGGGCGAGGGGTGGCACAACTCGCAGCAACCGGCAGGGGTAACCAGATCCCGCTTCTGAACCATGAAGCCGGCGTCTGCAGGCGGCCTTGTTATGGTGCGTCCGGCGCTCACGGGGTCCATAAAACAACGCTCACCAGCGATCCCGATCCAGAGATGGATGTCCGCGATCCCTATACTCCGGGACTCTATACCTGGTTCCGGCAGCTCAGCGAACGCCTCCGGAGGGTCCGGGTAGTCTGCGGCGACTGGAAACGGGTATGCGGCGGCGACTGGCAGGACGACCGTGGAACCTGCGGGATGGCGTTTGATCCTCCATATAGCGAGGCTGCCGGGCGGGACAAGGAAATCTATCATGAAGAATCGCTCGTTGTGGCAGACGATGTGCGGGAATGGTGCCGTGAGCGGGGAGATCGGAAGACGTACCGGATCGTCCTCTGCGGATATCTGGAAGAACATGAAAGCCTGCTGAATGACGGGTGGACCGTGCACCGGTGGAGCGCTCATGGAGGATTTGCGAACCGTGGCAACGGGAAAACGCGGGGCGCAATCAACCGGCACAAAGAAGCCCTGTTCTTCTCGCCGTATTGTCATTCAAGCGGGCTGCAGCGGTTCATGGATCTAGGAATGTTGAGTGAAGAAGTAGAGGTACCAGCATGACAGAGCACACAGGGAGGCAGCGATGAGCCGAAAACCAGGAGACAAATGCCTAGGGCATTTTTTATGCCCTCAATGCATGGAGGAAACCGGAATATCGCATGTATATAAAAGCCGTTACACCTTCGCTATGCATTTACCAAAACACGCGGAAATGGTCGAGGAAATAATACCGCAAAACGATACTCCGGGAAACACTCACTATTATCCGGAACATAGGATAATCCGCCCATCTACTAATGGGTGGTGGCCGAAATGGGCAGAGAAGTATATGAGATTAAATAAGCACTGTCGCATGTCGGTTGACTTTTTTTCTTACGCGATAATAGATAACAAATTTTATAAATGCGACTGTAACACCAAGGGATGCATAACATGCGACAACGATTTTACTAAATGCGGGTTTCATGATACCGCGATCCCATTCGATTCTTGCAATCATTGGGTATCGTGGGTTGAGAAACGGCAGGTTCGGAGGCATCCATGACCCGGCAGCGGCAGGTAGTGCCGGAGCTGCAGAGCATACCGCTGACGTTCATGGACTGTCAATACAGACACCCCGGAACAGGATTGTGGGAAATAGGGGGATGGATATGTGAGATCTCAACCAGAATGCCAGCATCCTGCGCTTTTCAGCGCAAGCACAATTGTTGCCCGCGAGGTTTCGCATGACCGGCAGCGGCCCGTTGGGGCGGGACTCGATGCCCTTCGCGGATAAGATGCAGCGATTCAAGGCCACGATAGATAACGCGGTCTATGCGGCGCGGATTGCTTGCCATGGCGCCGGCGGCCCGTGCAGAGACCCCCCAGCATGTCGTGACTGCGTATTTGCCACAGATTCACGTTGCAATCTTGGCGGGATTGAAGATTTCCTCGGCGATCACATGGAGCAGCACGACACGATGCCGGAAACATCCCCGGTACCGCCCTGCCAGTGTGCCGGGGATTGCGGGTGCGGGAGGCACGGGGAATGAGTACGCAATTGCGTGAACCGTGCCGGCTCTGCGGTACTCCCTACGAGCGGGATCCAGCGGTGCAAGAGAGATGGAGCCGGACCCGCCCGGAAACCGATGGGCTGTGCCTGAGCTGTATCGGGCGCATGGGAAATGAGAAAGCAATGGAGGAAGGATGAAGTACGTCGTTCGCTACAAAGAGATCACCGTTAAAGAAATCACGCTCGAATACGGCAGAGAGGGTATAGAAGATCTTGCTAGAGAAAATGTTGAAAACGGACACTTCAACCCAGCGGGCGCTGTCATTCTCAACAAATACCCGTTCTTCGAAGTCATCAGCGTGAACGGGCGGGTGAAACCATGATCACCCTCTCCGATTTCGGCCCGAACTGTAAAGAGATATCTGACAGTTCAGAATCCCGGCAGCGGTATGAGCCCCTGCAGACCGGCCTATCGGTTCAGGCAGCATGGGACTATTGCCGGCATAATCTCCAGACACATCCGGATGAGCGCCTGTGGTTCTGGCAGCCGGAGCCGGGGAGCGGTGTCTGCGTGGTCGGGCGGGAGGTCACAAATTGAGTACGCAATTGCGCGGGACGTGGGGGTTACTCCGGAAACTGGGAGTTGTCCATTACTTCCGGGATCGGAAATGCATTCACCCCACAAGCAACGGGCACTCTTCTTGTGGTCGCCTATACGCTGAACGGCGTGAATGGAACCCCGATCACCCATTCACCTGCCCGGAATGCAAACGGTTACTCGAGCAGGAACGGCTGGAACTGATGGCAGCACTATCCACATCTGCGTAATTCTCTATATCCTCCGTTTTTTGCCTTTTATCTTTTCCCATTACCCTTACTCTCTTTTATATTACTCCGGTTTGCCGGGGAAGGTTTTCAGATGGTTTGCACAGTAAGTCAGGGGGTAACGGTGTTCGCCCCGCGTAACCTCATAGCAGAGGACGATACCACCCGGATCCGTATGGTGTCGATCAGCGTGACGGACGACGATTCGATAGTGATGCTCGAAGGCATGTTCTTCGATGACTGGGCCGGCTGGACGGAAGAGGACCTGCCGGAAGAAGAGCTCACAATCGAAAAGGACACGCTGGACCGGTCAACCGGCTACATCATCGGCCGGTTCAGCTACGATGTTGCCGCCCGCGCCAAGATCGTGTTCCGGGTATCGCTGGACGGCAAGGTACTGGACGATTACGGCACGGGGCTCCCGTACGGTATTGGTGAGGGCACGTATGATACCACGCTGTTCAAGTATCCCAACAGTGCCCGGGCGAACAAGGACGGCCCCCACAAGGTCCATGTTGAGTACGCCCTCATCACCGGTATTGCCGAGAGTCAACTCGGGCTGCTGGAATGGGGCGAGCTGAAAGCCAAGGGCACCGCTGATTTCACGATCACGCTGCTCCCGCACAAGATCACGGACTGATTGCAATGGAAGACGCACGCGGGAGAGCCTTCGAGGGGCAGACAATCGAAAAAGATCTTAACGCTCTGAAAAAAGAGCACGATGCACTGATCGCACAACTCACGGCAATGAGGCCGAAGGACTGACGCCGCCATGACCCGCATAGAGGCCGATCTCAAGCCAAGCGGTATGGGGAAGGTCGTTATTGATGGTGTGGATATATCCGGCATATCAAGCGGCATCAACATCCACAACTCCGTAAAGGGAGGCACTTGGGTTGAAATCACCATCCCCGCGCCACTCGTTAACCTAAAAGCGGAATCGGGAGAAGTATCCTTCAAAATCGGCGACCGGGTCTTCCACCTCGCCGAAATCACGGAGGACTGACGGCCATGATGGAAGATCCGGCAACCCCCACCTTTCTTGGCATGACCGGCAACGAGTGGGAAGCGTTCGGTTACGGGCTGAAAGACGGCATCAAGGTCTGGAAACGGACGCACATCAAGTATTCCGAGATCGACCGACTGGACATTTCCCCGCAGATCAAAACCTCCCTGAAAGAGGAGTTCCACTATTACGAGATTGGGTCTGACCTGCCGGAAGATATCGTGCTGCTCGGGCTGGTCGCGTACATGCTCTGGACCGGTCAGGTAGAGATGCTGGCGAAAGCTGCCGGGGCGCTGTTCGGGTTCGCGCTATGACCCCCGCCCTGTTTCACGGCTGGCTCTGCCTCTGGTATCTCGGCTGGTGCGTGGCAATGATCGCCTACAACGGTATCGCCTGATGAATCTCATTCCCGCCGCCATTGTCGGCCTGCCGTGGTTCATGACCCGGGGCGGGACTTCCCCCAACGGCGGTTTCCATCATCCACCACCATATGCCGCCCGCGGGGAATCACTTCAGAGGACACAGAGAAAGGTACTACGCTCCTCCAAAAGCCCGCGATATTGGGGTTCTGCCGGTTCACTGTTCCGGCAGGCGGGCATCCATGACAAAAGTATATTCCATAGCGATCCTGGCCCTTGCCCTGATCGTTGCGATCTCTCTCCCGGGAATGACAACGGCGCCGCCAGTCACGCCACCGCCAACGTCTGGCCCGATCATCGTGAACGGTTCGGTATCATCGAATCACCCCTGGACCGGGCCAGATGGTACAGTTGTTGAGATCTTTGACAGCAACTCGAACAAGATCGACCAGAAGACCACCGGGCCGGACGGCGCGTTTCAGTTTATCCTGACAACACCCCCGGGCACGTATCGGATTACAGCCACTAACGGCCAGTACTATACCGAGATCTATTATGGGTTAGGTTACGGCGTTTTTGATGTCGGCACCCTGTCACTGGAAAGAGAGAGATTGTATAATTGATGATTATGTCGCCATTCGTTGACGTTCAGCATAAAGAGACGGGCAGCGAGTGGAGCCGGTATTTCAAGACCGATGATGAAGCGGACCGGTACTGTCAGCATATGAAAGAGGATCGGAACATGCTGGCGGCCGTGCGGAAAGAGACGATGGAAAGCAAGTACCGGGAACAGATACGGAGGCGGAACTGTTGACGCACGGTAACGGGCTGGTCTATGCCGATCGGTACACGTTCTGGCAGCAGTGGTACCTGTTCACCACGGTAGTTGAAGAATGCGCGAATATGGGGTTTAAGATCCCGGGACCGGAGGCCCATTCCCATGAATATTGCGATTAGGATCTGGCGGGCGATCTGGCAGGACGAACCGGAACCCGAAGAGGAAAGTACGCAAATGCGCGAAGACGAGCCCCTGCCGTGGAATGAATGCCGGTGGATTGAACTAACCCCCCGCTGCCGTTGTCCTCTGAACGATGAGAACATGCCGTCAGGATGCGACGCGGCATGCCCGGCACGGTTAGCCAACGAGCACCGGGCCGGCGAGCGGGAACATGAGAATACTGTGAGGCTATACCATTGAGTCACGGAATTGAGAACCCCGAGACGGTTAAGGCGCGGAACGCCCGGCCGGATCGGCAGAAGAAACGGTCAGCGCAGGGCAACCTCTGGAGCCAGCAACACCCGGAGATATCCCGGGAACAATCAAAAACCCGCACCGCGAAAAGCCGGATCAGGCGAAGCAATTACGCCGGGCTCATAGATGACCAGCGGAACCCGATCACGGTCGAGCTGGACAACGTAGCGATAACGAGCGACTGGCACGTACCGTTCACGGACGAAGAGCTGATAAAAACCCTGTTCGCTGCCTGTGAGGAGCACGGGACGAAAGATCTCATAATAGCGGGCGATTTCTGGGACTGCGATAATTACAGTAGGTTCACCCATCTCACCACCACCGCCTCGTTCAAGGAAGAGATCGAGGAGGTCAGGACAGAACTAAAGAGGCTGCTGGCAAAGTTCGAGCGGATCTACATCTGCAGGGGCAACCATGAGAAACGGTGGATTGACCTCAACGCGGGCAAGGTCGGGATGCCGGAACTGTTCACGCTCGCCCGCCCGCCAATGCCGGACCATGTATGGGACGAACGGGTCACGATCACCAGCGACGACCATATCCACCTGATCCACCGGGGCCAGCTCTGGCTCTTATGCCATCCCAAGAACTTCCGGGTAATCCCGCTGTCAGTAGCGCAGGATTTAGCCGCCAAGAACCTATGCAACGTCATTACAGCCCACGGTCACACGTTCCGGCAGGGCAGGGACCGGAGCGGCAGGTTCCGGATAGCAGAAGGCGGGGGATTGTTTGAACGGGCGGCCCTGGACTACCAGCGGGAAACCACCTGCCACCCGATGACCCGCTCGGGCTTCTACATCCTGAAAGACGACCGGCTGATACCATATGAGGGGATCGCATGAGTACGCATTTGCGTGAGGTTGTGGCATGACAGTTTGTGATAAGTGCGGCAAGGAATCCGGGAATCTGTTCTGCGGGAAATGCCGGGCAGAGATCAAGAGGCGGCACACCCTGATCCCGCTTCTGTTCTTCGATACTGAGAAAAACGGGTATCGTGCCGGCTGTTCGGTTATCGAATGCCCGGCGAACGAGAACGGGGTTTGTATATCAGTGCGGCTATCTCTCCGTGAAATCACTTTCCACGAATACGACGGGGACAATTGCATACGGCAGGTGTGCGGATGAGTGCCGGTCATCTAATTGCGCAGGGGGATACTGAGACGCTGATCGTTTATTGCGGGATCGGGGTGGTCGTGCTGATCGGGTTTACGATCTGGTACGGGTGGTATAGATGACCGGCGACTGTCACCGGTGCAAACGCCGGATGGGAAACTGCAGCAGTCTTGACCAGCAGAAACAACAGAACAGCCCGTATGATTGCGATGAGTTTGTGAAGGATCCGGACTGTTACTGGGAGAGCGGGTGGGTATGATTGCGAATATTGGAGGATAATGTACCCGAATGGCTCGCAAGACGATAGATCCAGCCCTCAAAGCCAAAATCATTCGGTACTTGAAGAGCCATTCGCAAAACAAAACGGCGGAGCATTTCGATATCAGCCCATCCACTGTGAACAAAATTGCGAACGCGGGACAGACGGAGAAACCATTCGTTCCCTGTTCGGAACCAAAAAAAGCAACAGACGCACATGTAGCCTACGCAAAAGAAAGACGGAAACAACTGCTCGACAAGTTCTTGATGCGGTTGGAGGAGATGTTAAACTCCAAGGAACTGAAGCCCGGTCAGATGCAAGGATTGGCAATCGCGACCGGCACTATTTTAGACAAATACCGTTTGGAAGAGGGATCTTCTGGGGAAGGCAAAGCCGCCCTGCTCGTTTTAGCGGAACAGATCGCCAAGAACGCGGAGGCCGCGAAGGGTGCTGCCGTTAGAAGTTCCTGAAAAGAAATCTGCAATATCAATAACTGAAGCGGTTGCCCGGCTCAATATCTGGGAAGGCTCTGTCCGGTCAAGCAAATCCGTAAGCGCAGATATAGCGTGGCTGATCTTCGTAGCGACCTGCGGCCCGGGCCCGTTATTAATGGTAGGGAAAACGCGGGATACTGTTCAAAGAAACGTTATTGCTCCGATATCAGAATGGATGCTGGAAGAGGACTTTAAAGTACAGCAGAACGAGGTTCGGATCTTTGGTAGAAAAGTCTATGTGATAGGCGCGAACGACGAAAAAGCCATAAAGAAAATCCAGGGCATAACTCTTAAAGGGGCGTATGGCGACGAAGTGGCGACATGGCCCGAATCGGCGTTTAAAATGCTCCTCTCCCGCCTCTCTCTTCCCGGGGCGCAATTCTTCGGCACAACCAATCCGGACAACCCATACCACTGGTTAAAAGTGGATGTATTAGACGCACTAAAACCCCCTCACCTCCACCAATGGCATTTTGAGTTAGAGGATAATCCATATCTCCCCCCGGAGTTCGTCGAATCGCTGAAGCAAGAATACAAGCCCGGGACATTGTGGTACAAGAGATACATCCTTGGCCTTTGGGTAGCTGCCGAGGGGGCCGTCTATGATATGTGGAACCCAGACACCCACGTCGTCGATAACCCTGTCGATATCCTGCCCCGGCACTGGTATGTCGGTATCGACTACGGCACCACCAACCCGACCTGTTTCCTGATGATCGCCATTGAAGGCGGGAAGGCGTACTGTGCGCGGGAATACTACTGGGACAGCGTGAAGAAGAACAAACAGAAAACGGACAGCGAATACGCCGACGCTCTAAAGGAATGGATCGGGGATACCAAAATCCAGATGGTGATCCTTGATCCGTCGGCGGCCAGTTTCAAGGTAGAGTTACAAAAACGAGGGTATGTTGTGAAAGACGCGGACAATTCGGTATTAGACGGTATCCGGACGACGGCCCGGCTGCTGACGGCGGGCAACCTCCACGTTCATAGATCGTGCGAGAACCTGATAAAAGAGTTTTCCAGTTATGTCTGGGACGAACGGAGCCAGATTTCCGGAGAGGATAGACCTTTGAAAGCGAATGACCACGCGTGCGACGCCCTTAGGTATGCCTGTCAGACGATGATGGGGAAAGGCGAGGCCCGGGTGCTCTCGTTCGCGGGGGTGCGGTGATGATTAAAGAACTAATATACAAGATCACAAAACCCGATCCGGCAAAATTCACCTCATTTAACCAGATCCCGGTTAACAGGAAGGGGGACTCCCGGAAAGACGAGTATTTCTCAACCACAATGTTTGTAATCGGTTGTTACGCGGATCACCCGAAGCACTCAATCCACATGCCGCTGGATTATCTTTGCGAGTGGTTTACGCTGGATTGGGCAGATTCAATCGATATATCCAATTCCAGAGCAACCCCTCCGATAAAGCAAGAAATAATTAACGAACGCCGGGCGCGGATTCTCAATATATACCTTGATTGGGTAAAGGCCCGCCAAGCGGAGGGGTACATCCTCCAAGGTGTCCCCCATCTTGAATATAAGTGGGAGCGCCGGTGGAGCGGTTACCCATGACCCCCTTCATCATCTGTGAAGCGGGTGTCAACTGGCGCGACCTGATGGATGCGGACGATCTTATCAGAGAGGCGGCTAAGGCCGGAGCAGACGCCGTGAAGTTCCAATGCTATAAACCACGATTCAAAACCCGAGAGCAAATTGAACTAATAAAACGCGACTTCATAGGTTCACGGGATTATCGGGAGTGCGTTGCGAAAATTGACAATAACTATCTGGTTCACCCCCGCGCCGCCGAGCTGAACGCCATCGCCCTTGACGAGAGCACCATCCGGTACCTGTACTGGCGGTGCCAGCAGCACGGCGTGGAGTTCATGTGCACGCCATTCTATCCCGAAGCGGTGGCGATGCTGGATCCGTATGTCAAGCGGTGGAAGATCCGGCACGCTGACAGGGACAACGATGCGATAGTACGCAAATGCGCAGAAACCGGGAAGCCGATGCTCATCAGCGGGAAGAATATGATATGCTGCCCGGAATACCCCCCCGGACTCACCGGCTCAATATATTACTACGACCCCGGCGCAAACAGCCTATCCTCTCATATACCCTTTGTTGGGGATAATGCCGGCTCCGGTTTAACCGTTCTGGAGGTGCACGTCCGCCTTGACCGCTACGAGCCGCACTATTGCCCGATAGATTGTGCGGTCAGCATTACCATGAGCGAACTGGCGGAACTCTGCCGGAGGTTGAAGGGATGAGTTATTATCTCGATCAAGGCAGCAGCGGCGGGGAATGGATATTCGCACTGATCATACTCCCGTGGTTCTTCCTCTTCGTGCTGGCGCTTTTGGATTTTGGCTTGGGGGTTATATGAAAACCGCACTCGTAACCGGCGGCGCGGGCTCTCTCGGCCGGGAGATCGTGGATATCCTCATCAAACGGGGGTATAAGGTCCGGGCCATGGACATCAGCGAGCACGGGCTGGCCTGCCTGAAACATTACCCGGAGAACCTGTTTACCATAATCTATGGCGATATCCGGGACTTTACCCGGGTCCATTACGCCATGCAGGGCTGCGATACGGTCATCCACACCGCTGCCATGAAGAATTTAGATGTGACCGAAGGGGATGTCCCTGAGCTCTGCCTGACCAACGTGAACGGCACGGTCAATATCGCGAAATCGGCGGTAGCCTGCGGGGTGGACTGCTGTATCCTCATCAGTACCGATAAGGCCGTCTATCCTGCGTCAGCGTATGGTGCCTCGAAACTGTTATCAGAATGGATCTGGCGCTGGGCATCACGTACGCAAATGCGCACCCGCTTTGTCACGTTCCGCTCGGGTAACTTCAAACAATCGGCGGGCAACGTCCTCGAAGTCTGGGACCGGCAGGCCAAGGCGGGCGAACCGCTGACCATCACGGATCCGGATATGGAGAGATTCTTCATTGATACCCGGGCGGCTGCAGGGCTGGTATGCGACCTGCCGGACTACGCGAGCAACGGGGATATTATCGTGCCGAAAATGCCGCAACAGAAGATCGTTGATCTGCTGGCGGAACAGTTCCCCGGCTGCTCATACAAGCTGATTGGTAAACGGCCGGGGGAGAAAAGCGCGGAACGGCTGATGTCGGACGATGAAAAAGTGATCTGGGAAAACAAGGAGGTTCAGGCGATATCATGATTAACACTAAAGCATCAAACGATCCAAATCATTTACCTTTTGAATATATCCCCATTCGTTCGGGATACCCCGGAAGGGGGGCAAAAGAGCGGCAGTGGGGCAACTACGGAGGATCGCTGTTTTATTGCGCCCGTGACGGCGGATATGTTTCGAGTATGTCCGGCCCCGGGGGGGCGTGATTTTAGAATGAACAACAGATTTTGGTGTCACCGTCTTTATAAGGAGGTTCAGGCGATATCATGAGACTTAAATTAATTGCACTAATCGTAGCAGCTCTATTAATTGGGGGATGTGTAGGGGCGGCATCCACAGATCAAACCGCCAAAAAGACGACTCAAATGTGGGCAGAACACATCCCAGGGGCTGAAAGCACCTTGACAAAAGTGGCGATCTATTCAGATAATGTAACCTGCTACATCATGGATGGTGCATACTCGGGCGGCATATTCTGTTTTGAGGGTATTCGATGATCACCCACTGGCAGCGTGCCAACGAGCTGATCCCCGGCGGCAATCATCTCTTTAGTAAGACCCCTGACCGCTACTGCCCGGGCCGCTGGCCGCCTTACTATGCCGGTGCTCATGGGATCGAGATCGAGACGCTGGACGGCAAGGTTTACCAGGATTTCAGCGTCATGGGCGCGGGTAACAGCGTGCTCGGGTACGGTGACCCGGCCGTCGATTCCGCCGTTCATAAAGTCATCATGAAAGGCAACGTGTCCACCCTCAACTGCCCGGAAGAGGTCGAACTGGCGGAAGTCATGCTCGATCTCAATCCCAGTATGGATATGGTGCGGTTCGGTCGGTCGGGTAACGACGCCTGCCAGATCGCGCTCCGTATAGCCCGGGAGTATTCCGGACGGCAGCGGTTCGCCATCTGCGGGTATCACGGGTGGGAGATCGGCCACCCGCCCCAGCTTGATCCGAACTGCATCCCGTTTGAATACGGGGATATCGAAGGGGCTTTTAGAGCCATTGATATCAACCTTGGCGCCGTCATCATGGAACCCGTCAGGAGCAAACCGGTAGACGTGCCGTTCCTGCGGGCGGTCCGGACGTTCACGGACGAGTTAGGGATCCCGCTGATCTTCGATGAGATCGCGTCAGGGTTCCGGTGCAATCTGGGAGGATACCACCAGCTTACCGGCGTAACTCCTGATATGGTACTCTACGGCAAAGCTTTAGGCAACGGTCACGCGATCAGCGCGGTACTCGGCCGGCAGGATATCATGAAAGCGGCGCTCAACACGTTTATCTCATCCATGTTCTGGTCGGAACGGACGGGCTACGCGGCAGGGCTGGCAACCATTGAACGAATGAGGGAGACGGATGCACAGGTTAAGATACAGGCGACGGGGAAGGCGGTTAAGGGAATATGGCAGGACGCCGCTGATGCTGCAGGGTTCGAGATTGAGATCTCTGGGCTTGACCCGCTCGCAACGTTCGCTTTTGTCGGGGATGAAAAACGGGAGAAGATCACCACGTTCACCCAAGAGATGCTGAAACGCGGATACTTGGCGGCGGGCCAGTTCTACCCCTCCATCTGCCACACGCGGGAAGCCGTGACCGCATACGCCGATAATGTCAATGAAGTGTTCTGCGATATTGCCGACGGGAAAGCGGTGCTGGAAGGCGAGCCGGCCCGGGCGGGGTTCCGGAGGTTGGCATGACCGCATATATTGTGGTTTGGAATGGCATCAATCAAGACATTCTCACCGATATTATCTCCGCCGGTCTAAAATCAAAAGGGCTTGTCGGATCGTTCGCCGTTACGACAGTGAAACAGAAGGACGGGGTTGGCTTAGATGAATGAAGATTCCGTCGCGGGATTCCTTGTTTTCTGGGCAGGCTTTCTCATTGGCGCATTTATGACGCTAATTATTGTGGGGCTCTTACCATGATCGCCCTTGTCGCCGGTGGCAGCGGTCTTATCGGGCAGGCGGTATGCCGGCACCTGTTCCCCGCCGCTATCAACTATGATCCGGTAGCTGATCCCGCGACGGCTAATAACTTAACCGACCGGGACTTCGAGGCGTTTATCGATTGCGGACGATACGATCACCAATGCGATCAGGTGGTAACATGGGAAACCGTGATCGGCCAGTTCAAGCTGAACGGCGGCGGGCGCATGATCCTGTTCTCCTCGATCTACGGGCACAAAGCGCCGGATTTCAATATGTATCCCGGCACCGAGATCCCACCAACGCCGATGAAATACGCCATGGACAAGGCTGCGGTCGAGCAGGCCACCCGGTACCTTGCCCAGAAGCTGAAACCATGGGGGATACAAGTAAACGCAATTGCGCCCGGGGGGGTCTGTGATAAACATAGTGAGGAGTTCCAGCAGGCGTATATAGCGTCAGGAGGTGTATCCATGATCCAGACTAAGAACATCCTGCCGGTGGTGGATATGCTGCTCCATCCGGATAATCAGGTTAACGGGCAGGTTATAGAGGTCTCGGGGGGCTGGCGGCTGTGAGTATATACGATTCCCTCAACATTTACGGATTGTTAGGGGTTGACAACGACGGCAACGACATTTATAATTATAATAAAAACTGTGTTGATTTTCTCCTAATTTGTTTAGTTGCCGCTGCGGGGTTCTTTATTTTCGGAATAGCTTGTCGTTCAATAGAGGGGGTGCTTGCTTCCGGGGTGTTTATTTTTTTAACCTTTATTCAATGGTGGTTTATGAGACCCGTGGGTGGGTGGGGGTACATACCATGACGCGCATTTGCGTACCCGTGGGCTGCCGGTCGGACGAAGGGCTGTCAGCACCGGTTATCAAACGGCTGCGGGAACATTTCGAGGTTGATGTTATCCAACTCCACCCGCAGAAATTCCTCGAATCTTATGCAACGACCGAAGTATATTTCCAGATTAATGGGAACCCCGACCTTATCCTGATTACCGGCGACCGCGTGGAAATGTGCGCAGCCGCAGCCGCAGCGTTCCATTCCAAAGTGAAAATAGCGCACTTTTACGCGGGGGTCATCAACGATCCCATAACCACGTTTGACGACATTGACCGGCACTGTATCACCCTTTGGTCAGATATCCAGTTCTGCGAGAGCAAGGATGCAGAGGGTACGATATACTTTGATGCATGGAATAATGGCGGGCTGTTCGGAGCAATCAACAAATCCCCTAACTCTCACGTTGTCGGCATCTCGCACCTTGACGATCTGGAGATTGACGAGAGCCGCGTCCCTCGGTACTGGAACGATGCAAATAAAAAATGGTGGTATGATCTCATTCTCTACAATACGCCGCCTTGTATCTCTAAAACACAGGTTAAAGACGAGATAACGGAGATCTTAAAAGCAACGGGAGGATCTGACAATTATAAAGTCTTACTTTCCAACAACCCGGATGGAAACGAAAGTCAAATACTCTCTTCAAAGATGGATCTGACTTTGGAAAACCTCCCTCGCCCGCAGTTCCTCGGTCTGCTGAAAAACTGCCAGCGGTTCATCACCAACAGTTCCGCAGCCATCTACGAGGCGCCCCATTTCCTGAAACCCGAGCAGATCGTGATGGTGGGCGACCGGAACAAGAACCGGCCCCGGGGCCCCTTTGAATCCGGCGCGAGCGATAAGATCGTGGCAATCCTGCGGGAGTGGCTGAAATGACGTTAGAATATCGGATTAAAATAAAAAAGTTCGATCCTGAATGGGCAAGGAAATTAATCGAGATGATTTACCCCTTCACACTCCTTATCTCAACCATACTTTTTGGGGCGGCGCTCGCGATAGCTGGGGGGGAGATGTTGCTTTATCAAACCGTAACCGAACTCACATTAACCGTCACCCTTATCGCGGTTTTATCTGCGTTTCCAACACTGTTATTCGGCGTTGCCAAAGTAGATCTAGCCCGCAAAATATTCGTCCCCTCTAATTATATAAATGACACTCAATGGCGACACGATTGGGGGGAATACCACCGGAGAACTGATTTTTATAAATATTTGGGGTGGCTGGATTGACCCTCTGGATCTCGCCCGAGGTTGACCGGACGGCCTCGACATGGATCAGCCCGTGGGGGTGGAAGGTCATCAAACCCGCCAATTTCACCTTAGGGGAACATACCGATATCGGCTCCTATACCGTGATCCTGGCACATCAGGGGGTAGAGATTGGGGATGATGTCCAGATCGGCCCGCACTGTTCGATCTTATCCATATCAACCATCGACGGCAAGCAGGGGAAGGTCACTATCGGGAGAAACGCCCGGATCGGCGCGAACTCGGTTATCATGCCCGGTGTATCGATAGGGGAACATGCAGTAGTTGGGGCGTGCTCGTTTGTCAGCACGAACGTACCGGCCAACGAGGTATGGTACGGCACCCCGGCAAAGTTCAGGAGAGATATATGAAACACAATCTAATGTATATTGGTGTAAAGGACATCAAAGGTATAAAGAATAACGTTGCAAAATGCAGGAACCCCGGATGTGAACTTGAAATAGGTCAGGATGTCACGGCAGGGGAAGACATTGGGGAATTTTTAAAAGAATCGGAGAGAGTTGCCGAAACCGAGTCAGAAACATGCCCCCACAACAAAAGGATTTCGCACAAAACGGTCTTTTTGTTTTCCGATTCTAACGCAATACACGAGAGAACCAAATATTTGTTAGATGGGATTTACGATAACGAAACCAGAATGTTTCACGGAACTATTAAAGGATGTGGAATAGTGGGGCCGAGTCAGGAGTGAGGGCAAAATGAAAATCCTCGCAATCATCCCAATGCGGAGCGGGTCAAAAGGGATCCGCGATAAGAACGTCGTACCGTTCATGGGTAAGGCGCTCTATGAATGGACGGTCGATCAGGCGTATAATTCGGTGCTGTCCCAGAAACAGAACCGGATCATTATCAGCACCGATTCACCGGATTACCGGGAACGGATCAACCTGAAATACCCGGATAAAGGGCTGGTGCCGTTCCTTCGGCCTGCTAAAATCGCGGGGGATAAAGTGGCATCGTCAAAAGTCATTATTCACGCGCTCGACCAGTGTCCCGGGTATGATACTATCGTGCTGCTGGAACCGACCGCCCCGATCCGGTGTGCGGGCGATATTGACGCCGCTACTGACCTTTACGCCGAGAAACGGGCGAAAGCCGTGATATCGGTCTGTGAATCCCACAGGTGCCACCCGGCGATATCGTTCGAGCTGGGAAACAAGGACCAGCGGTGTATCCTCCCGGACACCCCGAGCCCGAGACGGCAGGAACTCCGGCCGTTCTACCACCCGACGGGCACGCTGTATATCGCGGACGCCGACTGGTACCGGCAGCACGAGACCTTCATGACGGCGGATACGTTAGGGTATAAGGTCCAGCCCTGGCAGGATTACGAGATCGACGACCCGTGGGATCTTGACATCGTGGCGGCGCTGATGCCGCGGACCCGGTAAGCAATACCTTTTTATATAACAAACGCTAACCTCTAGATAATCACCCGCGGGAGTACTGCGGGGCTCTTTTCTATCTCTTGCGCAAGAGGTTTCAACTATGGGCAACTTTTCTGACTATCTGGCATGTAAAATTGTCGAGGAAAACTTCGGGCATGTCGCCTTCGCGTCAAGCTCAACATACTATTTCGGCCTTGCGACTACCGATATCACCTCCACCAATCTGGGGACGGATATCACCGAACCAAGTACCGCAAATGCGTACGCCCGGGTCGCGTATTCCAACGTAGCGAGCAACTGGACGACCGCAGAGTCCAGCGGCGGGGTTATCGTGACCTATAACACGGCAGCGGTAACGTTCAGCACCTGCGATACTACCGGCTGGGGATCCGTGACCTATGCGTTCATTGCGGACGCTGCTACCGGCGGTAACCTGCTGGTCTGGGGAGCGCTGACCACGCCGAAAACCATCAGTACCGGCGACACCGCCTCGTTCGCGGCCAACGCGTTTAAGATCACCTTAGACTGAGCACGGTCTTTGGTATGGGCGTCATCTCGGATTACCTGGTTGACAAGACCGCCAGCGAAGCCGCCGCCATCAAGGCCGAGAAGATCGCCGAGTTCATCAACGACCCGGTACTGATCGGCGCTGTCCTGCCCTACACGTTCAGCGATAAGGCCACAGGGTATAAGATCACCATCAAGTCCGCCACGTATGATGGTAAGAAAGGCGTGCTGGTCTTCACCGACCTTTCGGCTGTCACCAAGACCGGGAAACCGATCCCGCTGAACTTACCGTATGTGATCCGGAACCCTCCGATCTATGCCCCGTCAGCCACCATGAAGACCGTTACCGGGCCGGACGGCAAGACCGCCCAGTTCCCGGTGATGGTGGAAGATCCCATCGCTGCCCTTAAGATCGTGTTAGTGCGGTTGGTTGCGAGGTCGGCCTGATGGGCACCTACACCGAATATGCGGCGGAAGACGGGCGGGTCGGCGAAGATACCGCCGGGTCGTATGCTACGATCCGGGGCGATATTGGCGGGGTACTGGATCGGACGGCCGATAACGCATTCGTCGAGCTGAAAGGCACCACCAATACCAACGAGTTCTCGCCGCTGAACCGCACGATCTTTGTCTGGAACACCTCGTCCATCCCGGACGGCGCAACGCTGAGCTCCGGCTCGATCTACCTGTACGCGTACCTGAAAAACAACGGTGTGGGGTCGCCGAGCTACAACTTCACGGGGTGTTCGCCGGCAGACGAGGCCAGTATAGCAATGGGTGATTACGATTCATTCGCGGACACCGAGCTTGCAACCGCAATTGCGTACGCGGATATTGTGGTCGGCAGCCCGTATGAGAACATCTGGACCCTGAACGCTTCCGGTCTTGCCTATATCGACAAGACGGGGAACACCTGTTTCATGCTCAGGGACAGTTGGGACATTGCCAACAGTTTCGGCGGGAGTTGGGCCAGCCTTGGCGATACCTACATCATTTTCCGGACCATCGACAACGCCGGCACCACGTATGACCCGGTACTGACGATAGAGTACACCGAAGGCGGCACGACCCACGCAGTAGCCTGCACGACTACCAGCACCGCGGGCACTACGCTCAAAATCAATTACGATGCTGCAGGAGCCACCACCATCACCGGCGCCAGCGTGTCAACGTTCAACGGCGGGCTTGATAGCGGGATCGGGCTGGTAGTTGCAGGGGCCAGCGGCACAACGCTTAACGGGGAACTTGATAACAGCCTGGGCCTGTCCGCTGCAGCCGGCGCTACCATTACCGCCCGGCTGGAACTGGATAACGGGTTATGGCTGACCGCTGAGGCGGCTGCCGGCACGGTAATCTCGCTGACATCCACACCAGCACCGGCGGCCGGCACCGTGGCGCTGGAAGCTACTGTTAACGGTGTTAGCACCACGGTTATCCAGCTCAATGCCGACCGGGCGCTCTCGGAGATTGTCGCCGCCTCGGCTGCCCTGCAGGGATACCTGAACGCCGATATCGCGCTCGGGCAGACCGCCGCTGCCATAGCCGGGTCAGTCATTTACCTCAACCCGGATTACGCGCTCGGGATTGAAGTGGACGCTGCCGGCGGCACCACACTCACGCTGACCGACTCGGGCAGCACCGCGTCAACCCTTACCGCCTCAACCGATTACTGGTTTGACCGCGGGAGGACGTTGCCCGGGCCCCGGCACGGTATCGACCAGAAACACGCACCCCGCTACAGGATCAGGATGGGAGTATGAAAGGCACACTAACCGCAACCGGAACATTAACTATCATCAAAGAACCGCAGGAGAAGAAAGAGGAACCCGAAGGTACCGGGGAGGTGAACGACCACGACAGCAGTAACCCGGGCGTATAACTGGTTATCCGACGGCAACCCTATCACGGGCGCCATAATTGCCGAACTGATCGAAGAGGCGGCAGCCCGGCGGAAAGTCCGGATGGACTTATACGAGCGGTTCAAGGGGTCGGAAGAAGGCGTGCCCGTCCTGACCCGCTCGTTCCCCATAGAGAACTACTCTAAAATCAACAACAAACTGGCCAACGATTTCTTTGGGGATATTGTCAACACCAAGATCGGGTATTTCGCCGGGAAGCCCGTATCATACAAATACGTCGAGCAGGATGAAGCGGGCGAAGTGGTCAAATCCACGGATGCCAACGTGCTCCTCGGGGGATTCATCAAGCGGAACCAGATGGCCGACCTTGATAGTGAAACCGCGAAGATGGCGGCGATCACTGGTTTAGGTGCCCGGCTCTGTTACGATAATTTGGAGGGGGAAGCTGCGGTTATCAACGTGCCCCCGTGGGAATGCGTGTTCATCTGCGATGAGATCGGCATCACCGATTCACCGTATGCTATCCGGTACTATGAGGTAGACCATAGAGGAAAGAAGGTTACCCGGGCCGAGTTCTACGACGACACTATGATCTCGTTCTGGGTGCGTAATGACGGGGACGATGGCGCCGAGTTCGTGCCGGACCCGGGCGAACCCCCGGCACCGCACCTCATGAGCGGCTGCCCCCTGATCGCGTTCCCCAACAACGAGGAGATGATCGGGGATGCTGAACGTGTCCTGTCACTCATTGACGGATACGATCGGTGCCTTAGCGATGTTAATTCTGAGGTAGAACAGTTCCGGCTGGCTTACCTGATCCTGCACGGCGTGAATGTAACCGAAGAACAGCTCGACAAACTCCGGCAGACCTGCGCCCTGAACATCCCGGACGAGACCGGCGGGGCGGAGTTCGTAACCAAGAACCTGAACGACGTGGCGGTCGAGAACCACCTGAACCGTTTAGAGGACAATATCCTCCGGTTCGCCCAGTCGGTCAAGTTCACCGACGAGAGTTTCGGCACGGCGTCCGGCGTGGCCCTGAAATTTAAATTATTCAATTTAGAAAGCAAATGTATTGTAGCCGAACGGAAGTTCACCAAGGCGCTCTATCACCAGTTCGGCGTTCTTGCCGGCTATTTCAAGAAAGCCGGGATCACGTATGACCCGTGGCAGATGGAGTTCCAGTTCGTCCGTAACTTCCCGCTGAACCTGCTGGACGAGGCCCAGACGCTGTCAACCCTGCGGGGTAACGTGTCCGACCTGACCGCATACAGCCAGATGTCCTTTATCGACGACCCCGAGAAAGAGATCGCGCAGATGAAAGCCGAACAGGACGAGTACCGGAAAGCGGAAGCGGAACTTAACGCGGCGATGGGTGACGAGTTCACAAATGTGAACTCCCCGTTCCAACCAGCCTCTGCCAGTTCGTGATTGAATGGCCCCCCCCGAAGCCCTCGAACGGAAATATCAGGCGATCGTTACCGCCAACGATAAGATACTCGCCGCCCAGAAACGTAAGATATCCCGGGACTATGCCGCCCTGCTCAAAGAGTTGAATTCCGTAGTGGCGAATGCCTATGAACGATACGCCAAGGAAGGAACGCTCAGCTATGCCGAAGTCCAGCGGTTCAACCGCATCAAACAGATAAAAGGCGACCTTGACCGGGCAACCGATACCGGCACCCGGCCACTGTTCGCCCGGATCCAGTCGGGCCTCGAAGCCGTAGCTGCCAATTCATATGATACTTCAATATCGATCATTGCCGCCGTTGCCAACTCCAACACCGGCCGGGAACTGTCAGCACCAGAAATCCAGGAGATTTTAGATAAGCCGTGGTCAGGCGTTACGCTGGAAGAACGGATCGGGTTACGCCGGACGGATATCGGCAACCGCGTCCGGCAGACCGTAACGCAGGGTTTTATACGGGAGGATTCTTACGAGGACCAGGCGCGGAACCTCAAAGACCTGATCGTCAAAGATTACGCCCGGACAGGCCGGACGCTGGAAGATATCGGGCATCAGGTCCAGAGTGACGCCTTTGTAAAATCGTTTAAGGATGTGGCTGAAGAAGAGATCGAGATTACTAAAACATGGGTATCGGCCGGGGATGATCGCGTCAGGGACTCACACGCGGCGTTAGACGGCCAGACCGTGCGGGCAGACGAGAAGTTCACGATCCCCTCCGGACCCAACAAAGGTGCAACCGCCGACGGGCCGGGACTTTGGGGGATCCCAAGTGAGGACTGCGGGTGCAGATGCTGGATTTGCGCGGGGATTAGGAAACGTGGGGATTAAAGGCAACATTGGATTATTAAATATACCAGAGAAAGACTATTAACCTTTGAAAAACCATTATTATTATGGATTTAATATGCGAATATTGCGGCAAACCATTCAAAGCATCGCATATAAGCCGCAAGCATTGTTCTCGTGATTGTTACGCGAAAACAAGATCTGCATTATATGTCGGGGAGAACAGCCCCTCATGGAAAGGCGGAAAAATTAAAAAATCGTGCTTGAATTGCGGAAAGGAAATCTATGTGACCCCATCAAGATCGGCACGTACAAAATGTTGCTCTAAAACATGCATAGATATTTACAAATCAAAAATCAGTCGCATCTTTTTGGAATGTAAGGTATGTGGGAAGGAGTTTTCTGTTCCAAAGTCCCAATTTGAGAGGGGGGACGCGAACTGCTGTTCTATTAAATGCCGGTCTGTTTGGCAAACCCAACATGATCGCGGGAAAAAGATATTCATCACTTGCGCGGTCTGCGGCAAGAAGTTTCGATCCTTCGAGAGTAGGAACGGGACGAGGAAGGTGTGTACCGATCCGAAATGCTTGGCCGAGATTAGATCACGAAATATTAAAGGGGAGAAATGCCCTTGGTGGAAAGGCGGGATCTCGTTTGAACCATATTGCCCAAAATTCAACCGCGAATTCAAAGAGAGGGTTCGGGCATTCTTTAATTATACATGCATCGGGTGTGGGAAAACCCAAACAACCGCCGGAGAGAAATTGTCTATTCATCATGTAGGGTACAATAAAGAAACGTGCTGCGACACATCTATCCCCCTTTTTGCCCCACTATGCCGCAGATGCCATGCAAGCACAAATAATCACAGGGAGTATTGGGAACCGCTTCTGACTGAAAAGATACTGTTGGAATACGATGGCAAATGCTACTTTACCAAAGAGGAATACACAACAATCAAGCGGTAACCCAAATATCAGGAAAAAGAGTTAGAACCAGCTTACATCCACGGCACTGATATGATATACCGTATTCCGCGGCATGTTGTCAGTATCCACCATCGCGCGGGCGATAGCCGTTTCTCCCGGGCCAAGGTGCGAGAAGTACGCGTACACGGTATCATGGGTGGTCGGATCATCGCCAATGGTAATCTTACAGATAATATGGCCGCTCCGTACTGCGTTCCCATTATTCCGGACCTTGTAATCCCACATGTCGTATAGCGGGTTATCTTCCACCTCGGCAACCGGGGCGCCGATAATCTCGATCGTGGGCACCGTGGATATCGTGGGGATCGGCTGGGTCCGTGACGATGCCGCGCACCCTGCGCTGAGTATAAACGCTACTATAAAAACCATGCCTGCCAGTTTCGGGGAGAGCATACCATAAGTAGTACGCGGTAATATTTAAATACTATCGCAACTTACGATAACATTAAGCGCACGTTGAGGCGTTCTTTTTTCCCGAACTTCTGGATATTACCGATGGGCGGGCACCGTTACGACTCACGTGACGAGGACTTTATGGCAGACACCACGCCTGAACCTAATCAGGATACTCCCGAAAAGAAGGAGGCTCCTGCGGTGCCGGATGTTGACAGGATCGTTGAGAAGGCCGCTCAGTCTGCAGCCGATCGGGTCAGAACCGAGTATTCCCAGAAACTTAAGGAAGCTCAGACCGAGATCGAGAACCTGCGGCTCGAGAAGATGACCGCCAAAGAACGGGCGGATCACGAGGCCAAGAAACTCAAAGAAGCGCTCGAAGAGAAAGAGCGGAACCTCAACCGCCGGGAGCTGGAACTGCTGGCCACCAAATCCCTTGAAAAAGAGGGTCTGGATATGGAGTTCCTTGATTATGTCATCGGGACCGACAGGGACGCCACGCTCGGCAAGATCACCCAGCTCAAAAAGACGTTTGATGATGCTGTCTCAAAGGCCATGGACAAGTATCGGAGGGACAACGGCCGCGACCCCAACAAGGGCCGCGAAGGGTCCGGTGCAACTTCGGAAGTTACCGGCATGACGCCGGCACAGATCCAGCAGAAAGCTACGAGCGATCCCGAATGGTTCCGCAAGAACGAGCGGGAAATCATGGGCGCTGTGGCTGCTGGCAAAATCGCCAAGAAATAACCTCTTTTCCATAAGGAGAATCGTAAATGTCAGTTAACGCTTTTATCCCCGAGATCTGGTCAGCCAAGATCTTCTCGGACTTTGACCACGCCACTGTATTCGGTGGCCTTGTAAACCGGGATTACGAGGGTGAGATCCGGAGCTTCGGCGATACCGTTCGTATCAATGCCGTTGGCCCGATCACCGTCAACTCGTATACCAAGAACAGCACGTCAGATATCACCGTCCAGGACCTCACCGACGCCCAGACCGTCCTTCTCATCGACAAGGCGAAATACTTTGCGTTCCAGGTTGACGACGTTGACCAGGCACAGACCAACCCGAAAGTTATGGGTGAAGCCATGCGGAAGGCAGGGCTGGCCCTCGCGGAAGATGTGGATTCGGCCATCGCGGACCTCTACACCGACGCCGGCGGGATTGTCACGTCAACCGCCTGTGGACCGACCGGGATTACCGAGGTTATCGGCAAGATCGGCGAGAAATTGTCCCAGAACGACGTTCCTATGACCGGCCGCTGGATGGTCGTGCCCCCGTGGTTCCAGAAGAACCTCGTGCAGGCCGAGATCCTGAAATGGGTCGGTATGCCCGCCCAGAGCGCCCCCGCAGGCGCTGCCGGTGCCGGGTATGTCGGTTCCGCGCTGGGGTTCGATTTCTACATGAGCAACATGCTCAATGAAACCACGGCGTCCGCATCCACCGGGTACCAGCACTACGTTATGGCAGGCACCCGCGACGCGATCACATTCGCCAGCCAGATCTCAAAGGTTGAGGCATACCGCCCCGAGGGCAAGTTTGCCGATGCCGTCAAGGGTCTGAACCTGTATGGCCTGAAAGTCATCCAGCCCAAGGCGCTGGTTTGTGCGACGCTGGTGGACAGCACAGTGTGAGGTGAAAAAAACATGGCATCAGTAGCAGTATATCCCCTCAGCGTCAACAGCACCGCCGTTACCGGCACCGTACCGACCACCGACTCACTCTTCCAGCCGACCACCACCAACGTGTATGAGGTCGAACTTTCCGACGAAGGCAAAGTCGGCCTGCTGGTCACCTACCTTGCAGCGTCGTCTGTCGGGTCCGTCCGGCTGAAGATCACCCCCCCATCATCCACTGACGGCGCATGGGGCTATGGCGTCGGCAACTGTGACCCGTCGAACTCGACGTATTTCACGCAGTTCACCAACGACTTCGCCATCACCGCCAGCTCACACTCCCGGACTTTCTTCGGCCCGTTCGAGTCTGCCCGGTACGGGTCACTCTCGACCGTCACCGCCCTCGCCGGTTCCCGCGTCCTGAAATGTAATTTCGACGCATCCACCGGCCACACGTCCGCCGCCGTGTACTCGACCCTGAGTACCACGCTCGCCACCGTGTGCACGACCATCGCCGTTATGGCGTTCAAGATGCCGTAAGGCACGACCAACCCATTTTTGAGTGCTGCATTATGAGTTCAACTGAAAGTTCAACCGTAACCAAAACCGTATCGCCCGCCATCCCCCCGGAACTTATGACAAGGTTCCCGGCCCAGGGGCAGGTCGCCCCGAAGATCGCCCGGTCAATGGCCGAGCTGGACACGCTCAGCCCGCCACCGGAGATCCGGACCAGTATCTACCTCGACAAAAACGGCAACCTTCTCCCCGAATGGGTGCAGGTCGCCCGGATATACCAGCGGCCCGTCAAACGGCTTGCTATTGTCGGGTTTGCCGATACCAAGGTAGACGCCCCGTATCAGGATCCCGCCACCGAGATCTGGGGACTGAACGATCTCCACAACGCACTGCCCCGGTATGACCGGTGGTTCGACATCCATCCCCGGGACAACATCGAACTGGACTGCACGTTGATGAGGAACAAAGGCCAGACCCCGCCGGAAACGATCGGGCTGTCCGGCCTCCGCAAACTCAACGTGCCGGTCTACATGCAGGACCGGTATGAGGACATACCGAACTCCCTGAAATACCCGCTCAATGAGATGCTGGCGTACTGGAAACAGCGGAGCCTGACCGGGTACAATTACCTGACCAACTCCATCTCTGAAATGATCGCGTTCGCGCTCTACGAAGGGATCGTCACGGGCATCCAGTGGGAAACCATCGGTATCTACGGGGTGGATATGGCAGTGGGATCGGAATACGTCGACCAGCGACCGTCCTGTGAATACTGGATCGGGCTGGCTGAAGGTATGGGCGTCAAGGTCTACATCCCGCCCGCGTCGGACCTCTGCCACTGCAGGTTCATGTACGCGTTCGAGCAGAAGAAAGAGGACCTCTGGCAGGCGAAGATCGACGGGATGCTGAAAAGCATGAACGAACGGCGGAACCAGATAATGCAGCAGGAACAGCAGGCGCACGACGCACGGATGCAGTATGAAGGCGGGATCGGGGCGATCCGCGAGGCTAACAAAGTCTGGGCGAACCTCAACACCCCGCTCTAGATAGGCCGGCAGACCCGGCCGGGATTCATGTATGGCAATCACCTCAACAGAAGTGGCGGAAATTCTTGGCATGACCACCGCCGATACCAAATATACGACGGTATCTGCCCTTCTGCCATACATCACAGTACAGGTTAACGATTACTGCGGCGGGGGATTCTCGCGGCAGGTCAAAGAAGAGGAGGTCACGTTCACCACGGCGGGCTCGTCCGGCGTTCAGCAGCTGGTCCATTACCCCGTCGTTAAGAACTCTGTAAATGTAACATCCACAGACCGGAACTCGTATTTCTACGGCGATACCCAGTTTGGCGATCTGGCTGCACCGACCTATTACATCCCCTCGACGGAAGTCCGGGATTATGAGGTTGAATATTCTACCGGCGGGGTATACCTGCCGACTACTGACAGCGAGATCGGGAGCACAGATACCGTGCTGGTCACCTATGCCTATGTCGATATCACCGATGGGGGTAAGGTGGCGGTTGCAAGAATAATTGATCAGTGTGTTACGAAAACCCCGGGGGTCGCTCTCGAATCTGCGGGGACGCTCTCACGCGCATATGTGGGGGGGATAGACGAACTCACTAAGTCGTTACTGGCACCGTACCGCCGCTGCCGGGTGGTCTGATGGGGCTGGACGACATTATTACCCGCTGGGCTAACCAGACGGTAGTTATCGAGCACATGACCTCATCGTGGGATTCCGAAGGGAACCAGGTGCGGTCTACCGGCACCAACCATACCGCCATCGTCCAGAAAACCCTGCGGAAAGTCCGGGGGCGGGACGGTACTGAGAAGGTAGCGAACTGCGAGATCATCCTCCACAGCACGTATGCGGTCGGGTATGACGACAAGATCACCTTGCCCTCCGGGGAACAGCCGGCGGTCCTGTCGATAGAATCCCCCGTGGATTTCCGCGGGGTAACCGCCTACTACCGGGTGTTCACATGACGCCCGATTGTGTGAGCGCGGATACCTGTGCCCTGCACCGGGAACTTATTGAGACCAAATTAGCGGCCTGTAATGCCCGCGTGGACGGTATCCTCGCTGAGATCCAAGGGGTCCGGGACTTACAGAAAACGATCCTGCACGCCCTGATCCTGATCGGGTTCGGAGTTGCCTGCACGCTTGCCGGCGTGGTTGTCGGCCGGGGTCTGGATTTCGGATGGTTGATCCCATGACGATCCAATCGTGGTCAAAACATGGCAACTGGTCGCCGGGCGAAGTCCTGCGGTCAGGCGACAACCTGATCACGATGGGCGAGACCGGTACCCGGTACGGTGCCACGCTTGAGATACATGGGTGGGACGGGTTACAGGCAAACCTCCGTACCCTCGCCGCCAAGTATCCGGAAGCGCTGGGTATGGCTCTCCGGGAAGAGGCGACCGCTATCATTGAACAGTCAATGGCGGAATGCCCGTATGACCCGATCAATCTTCACGAAGACGGCACGCCGCACCTTGTCGATACGGCACAGGTTGAAGGGCCGTATCACGACGGGGATAACACGACCGTGATCATGTCGTATGCAACCCCGTACGCGGTCATCCAGCACGAGAACCTTGATTTCCACCACCCGACACCCGGCACCAAAGCCAAGTATCTCGAAGGCCCGATGATGGAACGGGCCCGGTTTATCGGGCCGAACCTCATTAAAGCCGTGGATCTCGAACGGCTCAACATCGGGTATCAGGCAGCCGATACCAGAACCCTGCGGGAAACCGCGGTTCTTGAAGCCAAACAGGCCCGGGCGTTCCGGCTGTTCAACTCGTGGGGTGAAGTATGAACCTCCTTGTAGAAGTTGCCTCATGGCTGGCGTCAACGTCAACCGGCATTACCGGCACGGAGATCGGGCCCGGCGTATCGACCGCGTATCCGGTCTACCGGACAAGAATGCCGGCCAGTACCGGCAACTTTTACACCCTGTACCAGTATGGGGGGATGGCACCGGAACCTATTGCCGGCGGCACGATCGACAACCCGCGGTTGCAGGTCCGTACCGTCAGCGCGGCCACGTCGGATTCAGGCTATTATGCAGCACTCACAGCCCAGAACCGGCTACGGTTCGTGTGTAACCGGACCATCCCCACATCTACAGGTTCCTATTACTTATCGATCGTTCCCGTGCAGGCGCCGGAGTCAATGGGTGCAGATTCCAACGACCGTATGCACTGGGTCCAGAACTTCCAGGTCCAGGTCAGTTACTCGGCCTGAACTCATTAAGAGGTAAAACATGAGCACTTTAATCGCAGGACGAAACGGGTTCGGGAGCATATTCTCGTACTCATCCGTGGGGTCGTCCGGCACGTTCACCGCGTGCGCAGGCGTGATCAACATTACGCCGCCCTCATACAGCCGTGGGACGGTCGATGTTACCAGCCACGGGACTACCGACTATTACGAACAGGCGATATCCGGCGGCCCGATCCGCAGCGGTAACGTCGGGATCTCGGCCGTGTTCCTCTCGACCGCAACCCAGCAGGTCACCACCATCCCGACGGACTTCAACGCCGGCACCCGGTCCGGCTGGAAGATCGAGCTGGCCGGCGCATCGTCCGCGAATACCGTATGGTATGGCGACGGGTATGTCACTTCGTACCAGATGACGGTGCCGGGGGAAGGGCTGGTCGGGTTCGATATGCAGATGAAGATCACCGGGAGACCGACGATCAGCACGTCAACCACGTGAGGCGGCCATGAGATCCACCCCCATTATTTTGGACCGGCTCCGGCATATCAAATACGACCTTCAGGCGGTATGGGATATGGATTACCTGATGGGGGGAGAGTTCCGGCACATCCCGGATAAAGAGATCACGTTTGCGCTGGTCCGGTTCCTGCTCTGGTCTGGATTGATATCAGAAGATCCCGCTCTGACAATGGAAGATACAGGCAGGTTGATGACCGAAGCGGACGCTGCAGACAGTAAGAAATTACAAGATATTTCTCTGGTCTGCATTAACGAGCTCTTTGAATCCGGATGGCTGTACCGGCCCGGCACAGACGCCGAACCCGACGGGGAACCACCGGTAACGGCCCCGACCGTCCGCGAGCATATCGGTAACCTCATCCGGCTCGCGCATCAGGCCGGCATGACGGATACGGGGCAGGTCTGGAAACATACACCGGTTGAGATCGAGGAGTTCGCCCGGGCAGTCTCCGATCGGGCTCAGGAAGAGCGTGAAGCGGCTGATTACCGTATGGGAATGACCTGTGCGGTTATCATGGACGCTCATAACCGCGTCAAAAAAGGCGGCGGCCGGTTTGCATGGTCGGACTTTATACCGCGGGCCGCCAAACCGCAGACGGCCGATGAGATGAAAGATATCATACTTGCCGCCAATGCGGCGCTCGGGGGGAACACGATATGAAAGTCGGGGAACTGGTAGCTGAACTCACGCTGAACACTGCCGGGTTCAAACAGGGCATGAGCGAAGCCGATAAAGAGATAAAAAAGGTAGAGGGTGACCTGAAACTTATCAATATCGGCGGGGCAGCGGCGGCGGGTGCCCTTATGGGTCTTGGCGCGGCGGCCGTCCATGCAGCTAACCGGGCGGGCGAGTTTGCCGACCAGATCAACGAGGTTGCAACGGTTACCGGCATGAGTACCGACCAGGTCCAGCGGTGGAAATATGCGGCGGACCAGTATGGGGTCTCGTTTGATGCCCTGACGGTATCCATGCGACTGCTCACCCAGAATATCCAGTCAGTAGACGATGAGAACTCTGAGCTGAAAGTCACGCTGGATAAACTGGGCATCTCGGCAAAAGACGTTAACGGCAACTTCCGGGGCACCAATGAGCTGATGCTGGATATCCTGACCAAGCTCCGTGACATGCCGGACGCCGTGGAACGCAACACCCTTGCCAACAAACTCTATGGCCGGTCATGGGCGGAACTTGCCGATTTCATGCAGCACGACGTTGATCTGGCTAAAGAGATGGCGAAAGCTGATCCGATCAGCGCGTACCACCTGAACCAGGCGGAACAGTACCGTAACAAGATGCACGCGCTCGGGGCGCAGTTCGATCAGATGGAAGTCAAGATCGGGACGAAACTGATCCCTGCGTTCTCCGGTATCTCGTACTGGATGGAACATGCCGGTATTCCGGCGATCAATAATTTCATCGACACGGTTAACCGCGGGCTGATCAATATGACCACGCTCCAGCTTCGCGCCATAGATTTCCTTGCCCGTGCGGTCGGTAAGACGTCCAACCTCGAAGACCAGTTCTCGGAGTCGCTGGCCGAAGAGGTCCGGCGGAACAACGCGGCAGCATCAGGATCGTCATACAATCCCGCGTCACTATACTCCCCTGCCAATAATGCCGGCACGGGGAGCGGGGCTCTGGGCGGTGGGTTCACCTCCGTAGGGTCCGGCGGATCCGGTATTTCCGGCAGTTCCGGATCCAGTGTCTATGCGGCAGACAACCGACCCGGCGTGGCGCTCAGGGACATAACACAGGCACAGTTCGCCCGGCTCTCGGCATCTGACCAGCAGCGGGCGATAAATGCCGGGTTCAACCCATACGCCGGCGGCAGTTACGCCACCCCGGCACCGTTCTATGGCACCAACCCGGAGACCAACCTCCCGCAACTCGCCCGGACCCTCTCGAAGATGAACGTATCAGATGCCGTCCGGGTCCGGCTGCAGAGTTACCTGTCGCGGCAGATGACATGGGGTAACGGCACATCCCCGTGGCGGTCTAATGGGTTAGTAGAAGGTGCCGGTGGGGATCTGGTTGACCAGTATGGCGCCGGCTCATGGGAACGGGACGAACTCGGCCGGATATTCGGCTCGGAATTTTCCCGGCTGACCGGCGGATCCCGCCCGCAGTATGACAGCAGCGGCAACGCGATCATATACGTGACCATTGACGGCAAAGAGATCGCGGAGGCGATGGTGTCCAAACTTGCGCTGCTCGGAGTGAAGACCTGATGGATCTCGAACTGGTGATCGGGACCAGCACCAAAACGCAGTATCTCACCCCGAACACGGTTAACCTGTATGACAACCTTGACGCCCGGACTGCCTTATCGTTTCAGTTACGAATGCCGTCTTCGGATACCCGGCCGGTAGTCGGTCAGCCGGTATACTTGTTATCCGGCACTAGTTACGCCTTCGGCGGCACGCTGGACAACTACGCGGAGACTGTGCTTAACCCGCTGGGCTCGACCACCCCATACCTGACGCTGAACTGTAACAGCGTGGATTTTACGCAGATGGTCGGGAAACGGCTGGTATACAAATCGTATACATCGACAGGTCTGGGGGATTATGATCTCGTGCCGACCACGGAATCATTTACCGGCGACGGGGTGACACGGACGTGGGCACTGGCGTATCCGACCAGCACCGATCCGACCGTAACCGTTAACGGGTTCGCGGCATCAGTGGCGCCGGTCGGCAGCGCGTCAACGTTCGGCTATTACTATACCGGCTCATCGAACATCCTGCTGGCGAACACCAGCAACAGCGCACCGGCCAGCACGGACACCCTGTCAGTAGTCTACTCGGCAATGGTCGGGAAAGCCGCGTATGATTACCAGATCATCAAGGATATCGCCGATAACTTCTTTGACGGGGAAGGGATAGATGCCGAGACCTATGTAAGTACCGGCGTCCGGGTGCCCGAACTCAATTTCAATTTTGCGCCGGGGAACGAGGCTATCAATACGCTCTGCAAGGTTACGGGCCGGTCGTGGTATATCGACAGCACAAAAGCCCTTCATTATTTTGCACGGAGCGATAACCCGGCGCCGTTCGATATTACCAGCACGTCGGATAACTGGCGGAGCCTGACGGTCAGGCGCTCGCGGGAAAAGTACCGGAACAAAGAGTATGTCCTGAACTCGTTCGGCAACCTGCCAACCACGGAATCCTTCGCCGGGGATGGTAAGACGCGGACATTCTCGCTCGCGAGTCCCTGTTACGGCAAACCCGTGATCACGCTGAATGGGTATAATTGTGACGTGTCCGACCTGTCCGGCTCATCCACGCACGGGTATTACTATTCCCTCGAATCCAACATCATCACATCCAATTCCACGAACAACGCGATCGCGTCCACGGATACCCTTGCCGTCCAATACCTCGGGTTATACCCCGTGGTGGCCGTGGCGGTTGACGGGGAAGAAGTGGCGGTCCGGGCGGCTATTGAAGGGAACTCCGGGGTATACGAGGAAGCGGAGACCGGCAACAAGACGTATGTCAGCACGCACGCGATCGAGTACGGCAACTCGATCCTGGAGAAATACGGGAAACCGCTGGAACAGATAGAGTTTGAGACCGATACCGACGGGCTGAAATCCGGTCAGATTATCAAAATCACGGTCAGCGCCAATGATCTGGACGATTATTATTATATCATCTCAGTTACCGCCCGGGATATCAGTATGGCTACGTTACGGTACAAGGTCGTGGCGGTGTCCGGCACTGACCGCGGCGGCTGGGTCTCGTTCTTCCGGTCGCTGATCTCGGACGTGAACCAGGTATACACCGAACCGTACGTCAACCTGACACAGACGCTAGCACTTACCCGGACTGAGAACCTGGAGGTCTCGGACGCCGTGACCGTAACGATTACGGTGCTGACCATATGTTACGTCGATACAGCGCAGGTGGATACCGCGATGGTAACGTGAGGGGGATATTATGAAATCAAACATTGAGATTTACGGGAATGTGCGGATCGTTTCGTACGATCTGCAGGGCCGGGTCATATCGCAACAGGCGGTTCATAACCTTGTCCCGAGTACGGGGCTGGACCTGATCCTGAACCGGCTGTTATCGACGGGAACCGCGCTGGTGCCGCACCATTTCACGTTCGGCACGGGAACGACGGCGGCATACTCGACGGATACCGGGCTCCAGAGTTCGGCGTATGATATCAGTTTCACAACGCCCTCTGTGGCAGCCGCCGAAGTCACGTTCAACGGGTCGGTATACTCTACTGACGGGGTGGGGTCAACGTGGAATGAGATCGGGATATTCACGAGTTCCAGTTCGCTGGTAGCCCGGGCCCTTATCGCCCCGCTCATCAAAACCAGTTCGTCCCCGACCAACGAGCTGATCGCATGGTCGTTTGACCTTGTAGCCACCACCTAG